ACATCAAGATCCATGAATGGTGGAATGATACCAAGTATACGAAGTAATCCATCTACAAATAATGCTAGGCATGTAAATCCGAGAATCATACTGATGATAGTTGCTTCTCTATTGTGCTTACGCATTGACTCTTCATCAATACGTCTTGCTTCTGCAACTGCCTCAGCAATGAGTTTATCGACCTCCTCCTTTGTATAAGAGATCTTTTTAATCATTTCTTCAGTCATGGGCCACTTTCAGAAAAAGCACAATACCCCTGCTCACAAAGCTTATCCAGCTTCTGAATGAGCTCTTGATACTGATCCCACATATACTCTGAACCAGTTTGTTCCTGATACAGCTTGCAAGCAGTAGTTAGACGGTATACGTCTCCTTCGTTTAATCTCATGGTTTTCGCTTCATCCATCATAATATATTATATACTAATTGCTAATATGAGCAATGCCTAACAGATTATCGTTTACCTCCGTTCATCTGTTTTAACATTTTCTGCAATTCTGCTGTGCTACCAACAAACATTGCATTGTTAGTAACCTTAGTTGGACCTTTCTTATCTTCATCAAGATCATGAACTTTCTTCTGAAGATCCATTAGTTTATCGGTCATGTCTGCTACCTGCTTCATAGCGTTCGTAGCGACCTCGTATGCTCTTGGATGCCCTGACTCCTGTGCAACCTCTAACGCTCCTTGTATTGCCTCCTGACCCTTATCTATGAGATTGTAGAGTTGTCCTCTAGTATACTCATAGTCTTTCTCTTGGTCCTCTGTGACATCTTTGAGGTTTGCTTTTCTAGTAGTGCATCCACCTTCAGGAGTATTAGATACATCAATATCTAACATCTCCTCCATGTTCTTTTCTAATTTACTCATAGTATTGTAAATCCTTCATTGAAACCGAAGTCATCGGTTGAAACTACCAATTCATCATCTGCTGAATCAATTACACCATCTGCATTCTTATCTTCTAAAGCCTTAGGTGTGTAAGACCTCTCAACATTCCTCTTACTTACATTCTTATCACCAATAGTTTCAATGACACGTGCCTTACGAATGACATCTGCCTTGCTGTAAGGACCGTAGATGTAAGACTTAACAGTGAACTGTAGAGTCCAAACTATACTCCTTCTATCTAAGAAACTATCATCCCAATCATCTGCATAGTCAACACTGTTTAAAATGCATGCTATATCTCTTGTTTCATTCATATCAGGAATAAACTTGAGACTTATATTAAATGATGGTTGGAAATATGGTAGTATCTGTTCTAGTATCTGTAGAGCATCATCAGATGACTTGGCAATAATACCAAGTTCAAATGACATGTCATAAGGTACTGGAACAAATTGTGTTTGAATTGCTTTTGCGTTGTCTGCATTACCAGCAGCAGGTATAGCAGCTTTAACCTTTTTGATAGCACTAGTCTTTCTTGTACTATCGTATGTTACATTTGTTAACTCAAAATACAAACGAGGAAGTTTGATTGCGACCTTCTTTGTTACGTCTGGACTTTGATCTAATCTATAAAGGAATTTATTTTTAGGACCATATGCTAGAGGTACTTTCTCTGCCTCTATAACAGTTCCTGCATTATCTTTCTTTACAATTTCTATATTGTTAAAAAGCGTACCGAAACCAATAACTGTTTTCCGTATTGCTTCATTATAAAAATGTGGTCCTAACATTAGAAGTCACCTGTTGTAAAATTACCAAATTCTCCAAAGGGGTTAACCTCACCCCAATCGATTAAGTTATCAGCAGCATCTTCGATTTCTCTATTGTCTGCTGCTGCCCTATCACCCATTGTCAAATTGTCAATGGTGGTGATGCTTCTTGCTGTAGTACTAGTACCACCAGTAAGAGTCTCACCAGTTAGGAAGTTCCCTGTTCTATTTATGATGGTTAGTATATCGGTTGAACGATCCCAATATGCAACCTCACCTGTAACACCTGTGGTAGAACCTGTTACAATCTCACTTAGTGAATACTCACCTGTACCAGCAGTATCCATTTGTATAGAGATAGAAGTAGAATATATTTCTTCGACTACATCTACTTCTGGAATACCAGTTTCAAACTGATCATCACCCATCTCGTAGATCTCAGCAGTCATCTGATAGATGTATGTCTGACCTAACTGATAGAATGGAGCTTCTCTTTCTACAAATTTAATTTCATATAATGCTTTTGTTAGTGGATAGTAGATTAAATCTCCTTCATTAGGTCTACCATCTACAGTTGTAATATCTGCAAACTCTTGAAATATCTGACTCCATCTATTCTTTGATACAACAAAAGTAATTTCGTCTGTAATTCTTAAACCAAACTTACTAATAAATTCTGATGGTGATCCAAATCCTTCAACATTAATCAGGAACATCTCAATCATATACTGAGTTTTAAACTCAGAATATAAAACATCATCAAGGGTTGTATCCTTGATCATCTTACGTGGAAGATAGTAACAATCAGTACCAAATAATTTTATCTGCTCATCAACCAACGACTGAATAAGAGCCTGTTCAGTACTAACTCCACCATGTTGAGGGAAGTATATACTTTTCATCCTATCATATCCATAGGTGGTAGTTCATAGGTGCTTGAAGACATTTCCATTAGTCGTGCAATTTCATCGTTAGCATCATTGAACAACTCTCTACCATTGAGTTGTACACCACCTGGTAGATTTACACCTTGAAACTTAATTAAGTTTTGACCCCATTGTCTTTTAATTTTTGCAGTAGCATATTGTTTGACAAATGGATCGTTATAAGTCTGAGTAAATGTATCTGGTTCTAATGCTCTATAACATTGAATGATGAGATACAATTCTTCTGTCAACATAGTATCATCTATATCAAGATATAATCTATCTTGCCTCTGGTTAAATCTAAACTCAACAAACGATCCATTGTTAAGTACCATATCAATAGTTTCTAACCATTGCTTAACCATAAAGTAGTTAAGCATATCAAGAGAACCAAAAGCATACAGGTCATTCAAGAAGATCTGATACTCAATACCAAATAAGTTGTTACGAATAGCATTACTTGCTAATCCAAATACTTTAGATATTCCCATCACATGTGGAGGGATATCAATATAGTTATCTGAGCGTTCCCACTCAGCACCGTTGATAATCTCTGTTGATTTTTGACTATCAAACCTTGTCACATCTGCTGCTGTGATCTTATGTTTTAGGTACATCAATTCCATACCATCATAATGACGCTCCCTGTAATATTGGAGAGCGTCATCTATGGCATCATCTACTTGATCATCATCAACATTGACTTCAAGTACAGGAGCACCTAATTGTCTTTTGCAGTAATCTGCTAATTGTGTTCTACTAGCTGGTTGTGCCATGCGACCTCCTATGCTTGTGCTTCACCCCATCTGAGGTTGATCGTGCTGTTGAATGCGTTACCTGATGTACAGTAAACGTTAATCGCTAGAACGTCAGGTCCATTCGGGAATGTACCTCGACCACCAATAGGAGTATTAGTCAACTCTTTAAGTTCAGTCAAGTCAATACCATCCCTTTGTCCTGGTGCTGCCACGAAGGAGAAGATTCGTTCGCCTGGCTGAGCATATGGAGGAACAATGAATGTATATGTTGTGCTACCAGCAGTTCCTGGATACGTGTTCTGAGAGAAGACGATCCAAACTAGAGTACTACCAGCACTTCTAATCTGTGATACAGTAGAACCACCAGGTAGTTGTCCACCAGTCGCTTGCATACCTACCTCAACTCCCTGAACGTCAGTCTTGTTGAATCGAACCCACCTAGTCCAGTAGTTCCTAGTAATTTGGTTGGTAGCAGTAATATTATTACCACCAGCACTCCAGTTAGCACTAGATCCAGATGCAATCTGAGCAAATGATGGTTGTCCACCTTCACCAGATGTATTCAAACCACCCCAAGTAATGTCAGCAGGGTTTGTTGGATAGTTAATCGGGTTTAGAATTCCTTCAACGATAACTCCCTGAGAAGAACTACCACCCTGTGTAGTAATTTCTACACTCTTCAGTAGCAACTGCGCCCTGTTGATTAGTTCTCTCTCACCCAAGTCACCAGTTAGTGCGTTAGACACACTAGGTGATAGACGGATTAGGAAGACCGTATACGGCGTGACTGAGATTTCAATCTCAGATTCCTGATAGTTGAAGAGGTATCCTCTATCTTCATCGAAGCCACCATCTGTTAGATATGCAGAACCCCAGTGGTTAATCTGTGGTGTTGCAGTAGTGGTGAGTAGGATAACACCCTCGTTCTTAGTATAACTAGCTGCTGCACCAGCAGTGTATGTTCTGTTTGCTCCAGCAGTATAGTTGTTCAAGTTTGCTGTTCTTGTAAGACCAACCAATCTATTAAGTGCTGTGTTTCTAGAAGAATAACGAATCAATTCGTTACCAACATAAACAACACCTGTTTCTGGGAATAGAGTTACATCCTGAACTGGAAGATAATCAACCATTGTATCTGCTACAGCAGTTGTCAACTTAGATCTTGGTCCTTCATTCAGAACCTCATACCTAACAGGTAAGTTACCTGAACGCATGAAAGCTTCTCTGTTTCTGTTGTTGTTCTTAAGTCTGTGTGCGAACACGAAGTTACCAGACGGACCTCTGAACATCCAGTCAATGAATCCAGCACCATACCATGTATACTGGAATCCGATCATCTGCATGGTATTGATCTGTAGTTGATATCCTGATTTACCAGTACCATCACACTTGTCAATGTTCCACTGTGATTGTGGAATAATAATATCCTTAGTCAATGCTGCCTTTGTATTTTGAGCACCAACCGCACCCCTATAGTCAGGGTTAACCGTTAATGCCGTATCACTAATAATAGAAGTAACAACATGACTCATTCCACGAATAACCAATCTGTCACCAGCAGTTAACTGTTCAGTGAACTTAGTATTTTGTCCTTGTATAAGGTTACTATCTGGAGTAGCACTTACAGTACCAGCAATCTGGAATGTAGAAGATCTTAAACCAACAGATAGGTTCGTTCCATCATACTGGAAGAAGATACCATTCTGATCATCAAACGCACCAGATCTTACAGTAGAACCTTTCCACTTATAAAGAGATATACTTGGTTGCTGACCGAACTCACCAGTAGTACCACCGAGATTACCTGTAGCTAAGACAGTCAATGTAATTTCATTAACGATACTTGCAACAATATAATGACCGTTATATCCAGAAGTTGTTATACCATTAAGAGCGATCTCAGCACCAACCTGTAGACCATGATCAACGTCATCAGTAACTACAGTAATAATAGCACCAAGTGTAGTACCATCAGAAGTAACTGATCTTAGGTCATATGAAGGAGCGAATAGAGCACCAGTAGTATACTGAATACCTTTACCTGACTGGTATCTAATGTACTTCTTAGATTGACGAATCGCCTGAGCACCGTGTGATGGTGAACCTGTTCCTAGTTGTACACCACCGTCAAATGGTCTGTGTGTATAGAAACAGTCTGGTCTAGTATAGAGTTCACCAGCTAGAGCAACACCAGTATCAATAGTACCAGTTGTTCTTGTAGTATAAACAAACTTGTCTAGATCAGGAACCTCTTCAATAAAGAACGGTCCTGAAGCAAGATCATGGTTATTACCAGAAGAACTAATAGCAGCAAGAATTGTATTTCCTGGAACCAGTCCATGATTACTACTAAACGTTGCACTAATTCTTGCAATAGCAGAATAGGTTATATTAGTACCATTGTTAATAGCACCAGTTGTAACTGAAGATAGAGATATAGCTGGATAGAATGCAATAGTCTCTCCTGATACTGGACTACCAGAAGCACTGATAGCAGTAATCTCTCCAGTTAAGTAATCAATATTGGTGACAGTGATAGTCATATCGTTGACACCAGCAATACCACCAAGTTCTTGACCACCTATACTGAACTGATATCCAATCTGGTATCCAGAACCACCATTGGATATTTCAGGAGCATAGCTACCACCAATAATCTTAGGTAGGAATGTTGCGTTAAATGCTGTATTGTTTGCAGTAAGTGACTGGAATACAGCATTACCATCTGCTGCTGTACCACCAATACTGAATGCAGTGATCTCACCAGATGCACCAACACTGGTTACAGTAACAGTCAAATCGTTAGTAGCAGTTTCACCACCCAAGATTCCACCATCAATAATGACAGTATCATTTGGTTGGTAACTAGAACCTGCGTTAACTATAACAGCACTATATGTTGGAGTAGTTGTTGTGTTCTCGTTAGGAGTAAAGTTTGTTGTGGTCAATGTCTGATCATCAGCAGTAGCACCACCTCCTTCTAGAGTCTCAACCACAAGTGAGAATGCCTGACCTGGTGTTTTTGCTGTAATTGCTAACTTAGCATAAGTTTCATCAGTTGGGTTAGCAGCAGATGCAAATCCAAACGCAGAACCAGTTGATAGATCATTGATAAGATTAATCAATCCGTTTCTTACTTCAGTAATACCATCATCTGCCAGAGCAGTATATGTGAATGTCTCAACAGTACTTGTTGTAGTATCAGTTAATTCAATTTCAAATGTATCATCTTGTTCAATAGTTCCACCAACTTCAACCCAGTCTATCTGAGCAACCTTACTACCAGAACCTACTCTAGTAACATTGAATGATGAGTTAATACCAACACCAGATCCAGCAGCACCAGATACGTTAGTGTATTCTTGAGTAGAGAATATACCTTGACCAATAGAAGTAAAGGTAAGAATCTCACCAGCAGCACCAACGGTATTGATGAAAATGTTTAAATCGTTTGTTGGAGATTGTCCACCAAGAACGTTACCATAGATAACAATCTTTTCACCAACTTCATATCCAGTACCAGCATAAGGAGATCCCTCTGCTGCTGTACCACCAATACTAATAGTCTGAATAGAACCATTGGTATCAACAGCATCGATTGTAATTGTTAAGTCATTAGCTGGTGTAGCACCACCTAAATTAGTACCTAAGATAACAATTGTTTCTGTAGCAGAGTATGTAGTACCAGTGTTAGATACAAATACATTCGCATAAGATGCTGAACCAGGCGTACCATCTCTTTCAATGTTGAATGTAGCGTTGCTTCCTAATCCAGAATATGTATCTCCTGCTACATCATTGTAATATATTGTCTGAGCAATATCTACACCGTTGTATGCACCAGAAGTTCTAGTGATATTAAATGTTGCTCCATTACCATTACCAAAGTTAACTGAGGTTGGTGATGTTGGTGTAGAGATAAAACTGTTACCAGTTCTGTCTGCTGTATATGGTGCAGATAAAGATATGGTATTTGTTTCAATGTTTGTAACAAAGATTGTAGTTCCACTACCATTATCTAAAGCAGCACCGATATCAATTCCTGTTGTATCGTTAAGAACAATCTGTGAAACAGGTGCTGTAAATGATGTTGTAATATTAATAGTTGTATCAGAACCTACATAACCAGTTATCTGTGTACCAGCTGCAAGACCAACTGAAGAAAGAGGAGCACCAACTGGAGGAGGTGATCCAGGAGCAGAAATACCAATTCTTCCAGATCCAGCAGTTGTATTACCTCTGGTAGTCATCTGACCAGAAGCACCATTAGACTCTACTGCTAGAGTAGGGTTTCCTAGTGAAGCACCAGTATAAAAACCTGCTTTCCTTAACTGCACAAAACCAGATATCAAACTGGTAGCAGGAGATGTACCTACCTTACCTTTCGCATAGAAAGTAAACTGCGATGGGTCTGGGACATCACTAATAATGAATGAACCTTCTGCTTTAGCAAATCCCTCTACACCATCATTAACACCCTTAAGTGTAATAGGATCTCCAGTAACAAATCCATGTTCCAATTCAGTATCTACTGTAATAAGAGAAGGACCTATGCCACCACTACCTTGTGAAGCATCTGTTGTAATAGCAGAAACAGAAACATCAGCACCTGGATACTCGAAGGAAGATGGATATCCACGTACTAGGTCAATAGTCTGCCATTTAGTTGGCTGAATACCGTACTCAAAGTCAGCGTCAAGCATACTAAGAGGCTCAGCAAAACGCATACGTTCGATAGCATCTGTACCGAAGTCGTATGGTCTCATCTTAACTTCATCACCTTCGATGAAGATCATCATCTCATCACTAGATGTATACGTTGAAGTATCAAACAAGAATGTAATTGTAGTTACACCGTTTGATAACGTACTAGCGAAGGGGAAGTCTGGATCAGATCCATCAGATGTCTCTGTGAATGATGCCGATATCTGATTGACACTATCAGCAAAGTTGTACATTACAACATTGGCAGTCGCATTTGTGATCAAGAGAATCTGATCAGCACTGACTTTATCCAGAACTTTCAATGTTCCAACACCAGAAAGACCAGGTGAAAAAACATAGTCTCTTATTTGCCTTTTAGCCATTTAAAATTTCCCTCGATCTTTTTATGAAAGCGCAATTGCTAATGCAGTTACAGATGAATCTACAGCACTTTTGGACATTGCATCATTAGGTGCAGTAGCTCTACCTAGATTCGTTATTTTATTATTTAGAAGACTTAGATCAGCAGAAACTCCACTGTTAACCCCAATAGTCCCTGCCACAATAGTGTTACCACTAGCATCGACTGTAAATTTATTACCACCTACACCAAACGTAGTACCAGCAGCAAGAGCAGCATTAAACGCAGCACTTTCTCCTGTGACAACACCAGCAGCATCAACAGTGAATGTAGGAGCAGTTAAATCAGCACCACCTTTGATACCACCATTAACTCCAAGTTCCCCTTCTACCGTATTGTTAGCACCCTTAAGAGTTGTGTCTCCCACAACCTCAAGATCTCCACCAACATCAACATTACCTTGTAAATCTGAATCCTGTACAACAGTGAAGTTACCGTTAACAGAGAAGTCAGTAGCAACAACGTTATACTTAAACTTACCGTATACAGCAAAACTTAAAACATTTGCATCTTCTGCCCATACAATGATCTGATCATCACCTGTTGCTTTTATGTCAGTTCTTTGATAGAATGTACGTGGAAACAGTTTCGTGTTATAATTCAAGTAGTTGGAAGTAGGTAGAGTTGCCTGTCCTGCCTCTAAGATTCCAATTCTGAATCTAGATGGTTGAGAACTCTGGTTAGAGATGAAGATCGAAAGTTCTACATCCTCTCCAGTAGGCACTGTATAGATACTTGTATTTGTTCTTGCATTAGTTAGCAGTAACGAATTCAAGAACCCAGAAGCAACTGGATTATCTACTACTTCTCCATGCACCAAGAAGGACGTAGAATCATAATCACTATATACAACTAGACTTTGCTCATTGGCATAGTACATAGTTTGTGTTTCGTATGTCTCTCCTGCTGCAATCTCTAAGTCATATAAGATATAATTAGATGGAGCAAATGCCAACAATGCACCACTGGAAACTCCAACTCTGACTCGTACAGGATATGGACTCTGGTGTGCAATTGAAATCTTCGCTTCTACTAGCTTGCCAGCTGGAGCAACGTGGAGTACTGTTCTCGTTTTAACCTGTGGAACAATTGCTGCTAGAGCACCATAAGTAGCCATAACTTTAGGGTTTATATTACAATCATGTTTATTTATAAGTTGGACTGAAATGAAAATTCTTACTGGATTTAATGGATTTATTGGAAAGAAGTTTGCCGATAAACTTGGAAGGGACTATATCGGGATTGAACAGAAGAATTGTTTTCAGTTGATCGACAGCTTACCCATCTGGGATAAGGTCACAGAGATTATCCATATGGGAGCAATCTCATCAACAACAGAAACAAACATTGCAGACCTCACAGTCTATAATGTAGAGTTCACTCTTCGTCTATTCAACAAAGCAATTGAATATGGCATCCCCGTAAAGTATGCTTCATCAGCATCTGTATACGGGAACCAACCAGGTGAAATGAATCCTTTGAACTTCTATGCAATTTCAAAATTGCAAGTTGATTACTGGGTTTTTGACAATATTGAAAAGTTTAAAAGTATTCAAGGATTTAGATTCTTCAATGTATATGGAGAGGGTGAAGAGCATAAAGGAAACCAACGTAGTCCTATTAGCAAATTTGCTTCTGAAGCAAAGATGACAAAGAAGATCAAAATCTTTAAGAATTCTGAGAAGATGATTAGAGACTTCATCTATGTTGATGATGTTGTTGATCTTGTTCTAAACCATAAAGGAGGTTCAGGAATCTACGATGTTGGTACAGGACATCCACATTCCTTTAGAGATATTGCTGATATTATTTCAAACAAATACGATGCAAAGATAGAAGAGATTGATTTCCCAGAACACTTACAAGGAAAATATCAATACTATACCTGTGCTGATATGTTGTGGGCTAATGGATATGAATTTACCAATGTCGAAGATTATATCAATCGCCCCGAACCACCCGATACGAGTCTTCTTCAAAGTGCTCGGTAGAAAATTCAAATAGTTCTACGTCTGTGATGCCTTCCATCATATGTCTAAGACCAGGAGGTATGTAAAACTTATCTCCTGGTTTTAATATAATGGTGTCTGCATCAATGAAATCATCTCTATAACCATAAGTCATCTTTAGTTCACCACTATGGACATAGAATGTTTCATCTTTAATCTTGTGATAATGGTATGAGCACTTCTTACCTGCATTAAAAAATAGAAGTTTTCCACAATACTTTTCAGAATTGCAGATCCACTTCTCATATCCCCAACCTTTCTGTACAATTTTCATGCAAAGAAGTCCTCAGAATTAATACCTTTGTCATCAATGAAATAAGTTGCATGGAATTTACCCATGTGCAACTCATCAAACTTACAACCCCATGACTTAAGTTGATTATAGGTTAGGTCATAAAATGCTTCGTGTGCTTTAATTCCATCACCTTTAAATCTACCCATGCCTCTAGCAGTATAGAAAATAATACTATTACCTTCGTCGTATATTTTATTTAACTTCTCTATCCGATCCATCATTGGTTCGGATTTTTCGTATTGTCCTACAGGAGTATTACAAATAGTCCCATCAATATCAACTACGTATATCATCTATATCATCTCCACTAAGAACATATGTACCATGATTCTGGACTGCTATAGCAGCAGCCTTATTAGCATAAGGAATTGCTTTCTCTATTTTACCATACTCTAGGTAAAAGTAAACCAAAGCACAGAGGAAGGTATCTCCTGCACCTGCTACATCAAAGCAAGGAACCTTTTCACCAGGATATATCTTTCCTTTATACTCAGCACCAGCACTACCTTTGGTGACAATTTTATTTCTGTATATACCTTTTAAATTAGAGTCTTCCAACTCATTGATCTTAAGGAAGCATCCTTTCTTAGGAAGTTTAGATTTCTTACTGTCTATGAATATAGGACCATCAAATTCTTTTACTATATCAAATATCTGGTTTTCATCTAAGAATCCTTTATTGTAATCAGATATTATTAAAGCATCAAAGGGATGTTTTATTGGTTCTGGATGTGGAGTAGATGTAGGATACGTATCACCAGTTGGTAACACCCATCCATAGTCAGCAACCTCATCATTCTCATCCATTCTCATCAATTGTTGATTAGATCTTTCATCTACAAATCTAGTCTTAATTGGTTTTAATTCATTGGTCATCAAATATACATCAACACCGAATGACAAGAGGTTTGCTCTTACGTTACTTGCCATTCCTTCTGCTTCTTCAGTACGAATATATTCCATTACTGGTACAGGTGCTTCAGGACTTAGCCTAGTACACTTACCATAAACGTATCGGTCTATACAAGTCTCACCTATAACGATTACCCTGTATTGTTTTTGTTGTGGAATATTCTCCGATCCTATCGAAGAATTCAACTCTTTTTGCATACTCACGTCCTACTACGTCTCCGTTTTTCCAGTCAGAACCTACCACTAGTATATCAGGGTTTATGGTTTTTATCAAATCTTCAAGCTCTTGTCTTGAATCGAAAGTATGGATTACATCCACAGCCTTCAAAGAACGCAATTGATATTCCCTGTCTTCCAATGGGTAGATAGGTCTATCTGGTCCTTTGTCTGCTCTGACCTTTCGGTCAGTATCGATACCCACTATAAGCATAGTCCCTAGAGACTTAGCATAGTTTAGCAATTCAAAATGTCCTCTATGGAGAACATCAAAGCAACCATTGACCCAAATAATCATGTGTATTTTTGATAAAGATTACCATGCATTTGATTTGGATGTTGATTTTGTTTTAGATGTGGTGCATCAATATCAGCACAGAAGAAAGCAGTTACTATATGCTTTGAATCCAATGTAGATTTGTTACCTCTATGTGGATATAATTGATTGCAAGGGAAGATTAAAAGTTTACCTTGTTCAGCTTCACATTTATAATCTAGATCAGGAAACTCAGTTTCCCCACCACCTCTAACACTATCCAAGTAAATGATCATGGCATAGAGTCTTGACAATAATAATGGATCCATTGGGGATATGTCAATATGATCCCTAAACCATCCATCATCCTTATCATAGCATCTAATGGAGTGATCATAAGATACTAGTGGTGCTCTCCAAAGAAGTTTGTCTTTAGCACCCCACTTATAGTAATGATTGATAGCACGATCAGTTTCAATTGCTAACTGACACCAGAAGTCCTGTCCAACAATAGGAATTACTTGTCTACATTTCTTATGTGCTGTATCAATTTCACCTGTACCAACACCTCCCTGTTCATGGAATCTAGTATTAGTCCAAAACCAATCCTTCCATCCATCACATTCTTCTTTTGATAAGAAATTCTTTTCTTCGTATATGAGGTCAGTTAATTTCATAATAGTTGTTTGCAATCTCGTTTTGATAATCTTTTGATAGATGGTTCTGATGCATCAGGCATGAACAGAAGTTCTTTTTTCTCAGGTAAGTAGAGATAACAAATCTCACTCTCTCGCATAGTTTGTAATGCGTCTTCTATAGTTTCAACTATAGTATCACCAGCCAAATTAAAAGATGTGTTGAATAATATCGGCACACCTGTTAAATGATAGAATGCCTCTATTAATTTATAGTAGTTTGAATTCTGTTCTTCTGTAAGAGTTTGAATCCTACATGTATTATCAACATGAGTTATACAAGGTATTTTATCAGGTTGTAATACATCTACAGCATACATCATATATGGTGATTCATATAATCTATCCATATCAAACCATTCATGTGCATGGTCAGCAAGTACTGTTCCAGCAAAAGGTCTCCAGTGTTCTCTCTTCTTTACTTTATTAACAATATCTTTTCCATTAGGATCACGAGGATCATATAGTATAGATCTGTTACCAAGAGCACGAGGACCATTCTCAGATCTACCTTGAGCAATAGCAACTACATTACCTTCACTGATTAATTCAGCAACTCTTTCAGGTGTAACCTCGCATACTCTAAATTCATTACTTCGTAATTCATAATCATATGTCAATGGTTGTCCAAAGTATACATTGGTCAATGACATTATTTGTTTCTTTCTTGCCTGTTTAGGACATTCTCTTGCATAAGTTATATACGCTGCACCCATAGCAGTACCACAGTCACTAGACATAGGTTCTACATACAGATTAATCTCTTTAGGTAACCTCTTTAATATTCTATAATTACCAACACAATTTAAAGCACATCCACCAGTAAAGATAATATTATTAGATCCAGATAATTTATGTGTCTCTAAAATTCTTTGGTACACATATTCTTCATATTCTTTTTGTAAAGCATAACAAAGATCTGCATACCTTTTAAACTTATCCTCTTTATCCTTAGAGTATGAAATATAATCCCATGGCCGTGTGATGGCCATTACATTCTTATGCTCATTATAATCTGCTAAAGCAAATATAGCTTCACTTCCTCCAGAATTGAGTATCATTGGTTTTATTCTATCATTAGGTTTTCCGTATGAGGAAAGACCCATAGTTTTACCACACTCTAAACTATCCCATCCAAGATATTCTGTGATACCAGAATATACAAACCCAATACCAATACTCTTTTTTAATTGTGTAAATGATGGTGCTCCTTCAACCTTCTGATTTGAATATCCAATAATCTTTTGACTTAAACATGCAGCTGCATCAGGATCTTCATCAAAATAGAAGACACTCTCATGTTCCTTACCCCACTCATGGTCAGCACCAGCACCATCTATTACAAGTATACCTGCTTTATCGAATCCTGAATTATAGAACGCACAAGAGGCATGTAGAGAATGGTGATAATCCTTTGCTTCTACATACCTCTTAACTTTAATCCCTATCTTCTTAATATATTTAAAGTATGGTCCAAAATCATTCTTAGTGTTGTACAAATGTGTATAAGCACATAAGTCAATCTCTTTAGTGTATTTGGCTACTGTATCCAGAGCATTAAATACTTCTCTGTCATATTTGACATGTGTTAGTCTTTCTTCTTGTAATGACAATACAACCTCATTGTCTTTCATGAGACAAATAGCAGCATCATGAGATCTATTAACACCAAGTATCCACATAATTAAACAGGGTTGAAATTTATATTCAATACAATACGTTCGGTTGTGCTCTCTGGATAGCGAGAGGCATGATATCTTCGACCATCAAATAAGACTAATCTACCTTGTTTAGGTTTAACAGTCTTTTCAACAGTAAAGAGACTGGGGTCATACCCATTAATGAATCTCTTGATATTAGGATCTAGAAATTCCTTAAAGAAATGAGTATCACCATCACTATCATTAAGGTAATAAATTGCCGTGTATTTCAATCCATCACCTTGATAATCAACATGTGGAACATGATGAGGTTGTCGGTTCTTGTTCAATGTAAAGAGACCCAATCTTAATTGAACAAGATCCTTGATAGTCATGTTAATTTTTTCTTCCATCGAATACAGAAGAGGAACGAAGATATCATACCACTCAGAATCTTTTCCCTCTCTGCCCCAAAGGATGTGCATGAACCCAGTAAACGAAGCATCCTCAACATCAGTCTTAGAATCATTGAGTTTATTCTGTTCCCAATACCACAATGGTGATGTTATATCACGATTGAAGTACCATGGAAACTTTGAATCCATGACTGTTTGCCTTAGATGCTCCTGATACCTAGCATTAACTACATCATCAATAACTAAGATATCTTCAAAATGATCAGTCATCAGACTTGTTAGGAACCTTGACTAATTTTTGAATTTCTGGGAGATACATATATTCGATCTCACTTGTTTCTAATGTCTCTAACGCATCATGTATTGTTTCAACCAGAGGTTCGCCTCCAAGATTGAAACTAGTGTTAAAGAGTATAGGTACACCTGTAATCTTATCGAAAGCATCAATAAGTTTGTAGTAGTGATCATTCTGTTCCTCCGTCACAGTTTGAATGCGACATGTCCCATCAACATGAATCACTGATGGAATCTTGTCTTCTACACCTTCATGACATTTAACAGCATACATCATGTGTGGTGTTTCTTCACGTCCTTGAAGGTCGAACCAATCATGGACAGTTTCTTTCTTAATAGAACATGCAAATGGTCTAAACCATTCACGATGTTTAACACCATTAACAATATCCTTACCATCTTTAACAGTAGGATCAAAGAGAATAGATCTATTACCTAAAGCACGAGGACCACCTTCTGACCTTCCTTGGAAGATAGTAACAATATTACCTTCACGAATGAGTGCAGCAACTGAATCATAATCAGTATCTGTTACATCAAGTCCAGAAATGGCATCCTCATAAGTAGCAGGATCATACTGAGGACCATAGTAAACAGATGCTTGCTTTCTAGGTTGTTCATTATCAGTAAGTTGATGTAACTTGTAAAGTGCTCCACCAATAGATGTACCACCATCATGTGAGATAGGTTCACAATAGATGTTTAGATCAGGGAAGCGTTCCCAATACTTATAGTTTGCAACACAGTTAAGACCATAACCACCACAAACTACAATATTCTTTTCACCAGTTAACTCAACTGCTTTCTCAATCAACTGACACATACGTTCAGAAGTTTCTTCTTGAATCTTATATGCCATATCCTTTTGGATATCTGTATGATCAAGTCTCCCACCCTCACTATGATGCTTTCTATCCTCCTTAATAATAGGAAATCTATTCTCATTGATAGTAGCAGCATTAGGATATGTTGGTACAATCAAATCTCTGTTACCCCATTCTCCATTAAAGAATGAAGGTAACTCATCATTTGGTTTACCATATGGAGCAAGACCCATAAGTTTACCTGCTTCAATAGCAGGGAACCCACAGTATTGTGTTACTGCTTCATACATCTTAGTATGACCAGGATATTCAGTAATGAATGTATTAGGTTCTGGTTCATGGAAACCAATAGCAGCTTTAGTTCCTACATGCTTCCATACTTGCTCAAACTCTTCTGGATACTCTGCATGGAAGATAGTTTCAAATTCATATAATGTATCTGGAACTTCTTTCATTTGTAAGAAACTTCCTGCACCATCAGCAATGACACATGCAGCAGTTTCAAATCCAGAATTATAGAAACCACATGCAGCATGCATTTCATGGTGATTCAAATCAATGTAAGTCGTTTCAAATTCAAACTTCTTACGAGCAATCTTTCTTACAAATCCTTCATACATATGCTCACCAGTCCAATCCAAATTAGGACCAGATCTATGTGTATGACAAACAACTAAATGATCAATATGATCGACATACTCAAATGCCTTGAGTATACCTAACATAGGAGATCCGTCATATTTAAAACGAGTAAGACGTTCTTCTTCTAAGTAAAAAACAATCTCACCGTCAACCATCAAGGTTGTGCTTCCGTTATGACCACGTGCAACCGCTAAAATAATCATTGTTACCTCACTTAGATTTTAATACATCAGCAAACCCTGAAGGGGTCTTACTCAATGGTTTTATATCACATTGATCAGCCATTAATGCTGGAATGAGATTTGGATTGTTGGATGTCTTTGGTTCTTTTGAACCTATAGATGGCATAGGCATCATCTGTCCACCGTTAGCCTTCTGTTTCTTCATCTCTTCTTCCATCTGTAGAGTATAATCTACTTGTTGCTGCATCTCATCAGGAAGTCTAATAACTTTATCAGAAGCTTTATAATACTTCTTCATCAGTTTATCAACCTCTTGCATGATAACAGCTTCAACTTTATCATTCATCGCCATAATACGATCATTGACTCTGTTAGTATACTCATCGATAGTGATACGAATAGGATCATATACTCTTAATCCTTCTCCCATATCAAGAACAGTGAACTTCTTATCTTCTGGATAACTAATGTTTTCTTTGAATGTAGATCCAACAACTACAACTGCTGGTTTATCAAATGCTTTAGCAATATGTTGTCCTACAGAATCACATCCAATGAATAAATCTGCTGCTTTAATAGCACCAGCAAGTTCCCTTAAAGGTCGTTGTTGTGGATGTGATACAGTATCAGTAAATCCTTCCTTCTCAAAATCAATTGTTAATTCTGATAGAAGAACAACAGAATATTTCTTCTGTAACTTCTTAATGATACTAATGACATTATTAAACTCGAAACTTCTTCCAGAAGTATCCATAATAATATTACCAGCAGTCTGAACTCCTCTACCAAAAGGTTGAAAGACTACGGTTTTCTTTTTCTTAGTTCTTTGTCGAACTTCTTCTACAATAAAGATTCCAGATGTTTCTTCCTCTCTGGAAAGTTTAATCATTGGTGCAGGAAGTTCTCTTGGTTCTTTCAAACCATTAATCTCAATGTCAAATGCTTGAGAGAGATTGCATTTTTGATTATAGTAATGCCAGATTCTATATGGTTCTGGTGTAACTATATCTGTGTGTTTAATCTTGTCTTCGAAAAGATCTTTATGCCAATGATCGTAGCATTTCCTGTGTAGAATAGGATGACCTTTAAAGAAATCTGTACCACCTTCACAGACAATTACAAAGTCTTCGTCTGGATGGTCTTCCGCATATTTTTCGAATGCAGGGATGGAGCAGATTACACGTCCTGCACCACCGTTAATGAAAAACGATTTGGGTCTCATAATATGTTTAATATAGAATGATATAGAAGATTTATTCAACTTCGCTACTATTTATACGCATAAAAAAGGACGGGTTTTACCCCGTCCTTCCGATCCATCTCGAACTTTTTAACCTCTTAGAGTCTGTGGTTGTGCGTTCTCAATATTTGTAGGATCTGGAACGTCAGCAGACTTGGTTAATCCTGTAGCAGCATCGATCAACTCATCGTAGTCATTAACACGATAGTCATATCCATCGATCCAAGGAGTACGAGGATCATCAGGGAATGGAATCATGTGTGGTCCCCAACCATCAGCAGCAGGGAACTTAGTATAAAGTTGATTCAATTCTGCAATAAATGCTGTAAGAGCAGCTCTTTGCTGATCAGTAAGGTTACCCTGACCACCATTTTCAGTTGCTTCTGCATCTAAGTTTGCTTGAGCATCAGCCATCAATTGATCACGAGCAGCTTGATGTTGCTCCATTGTGATCCAAGGCTTGAACCAAGGAAGAGGTGACTTCCAAGCACCTGCTGCTTGATCATACTCAATCTCATCAGCTGCATAGGCATGATCAGGTGATATAGGGTCAGGACGCTCGTAATAAACTGTGTCATCACCAGCAACTTTAAATTCTTTCTGAGGATAACCAGCTGCTTTACCAGTATCTTTACCGAAATAAATTGCTCCGATGATCGCTTCCTCATCAGTAGGAGAATTCATATCGATCAAAACTGCAATTTCATCAACACCAGCACGTACGTTAGCATGCTCTGTATCGTCAGCAGAAGGAGGTCTATTGAATGCGATGCAAGACTGAGAGGGAAGTAACTTACCACTTGCTTTATCGACAAACACAAACAACCAACGTGGTCCTTCGTAAGTCCAACTAGCAGTAAGACCTAGTGCATCCGTTTGCGCCAAGTAATCATCTGGCACTTTATAAGTGAATGTTTTTGAGAAAGCCATAACCTTAGTTTACCTATACCTTGTTATTTATACAATTTGATTAGTTTTCGTCGTACTTGTAATTGATACGGATCATACCAGAAGTACCATTTTGACCGTAGCAGCAACCACCACAAGTCCATCCAGAAGGACCACCAACACCAGGAACAAAGTTGTGATCAGAGAATGATCCACCCCATCCTAATTGTGCAGTTGCCCAATGAAGTAAGCAATAACCACATCCACTGTTTTCACATTGGATACCAGTCATCCATCCACCCTTACCGTTAACTAATCCAGCAGGATAAGGAACATGTTGCTTATTATAGCAATGCTGATTATAACAGAAGAGATAAGCAGCACCAGGAACACCGTATGCTCCACCGTCTGCACCACAGTAAGTTGCACAGCAACCACCAGGACAACTACTCATACACTGGTTTCTCCATGTGCAGCAGCATAGGAAGCAACATGAGCATCCTCCTCCACCACCTTTAGCACAGAAGTTACTTAAGTTAGCACCAGTAATGTAAGTTGATCCACCAACATTACCACACTGTGAACCAGTTCTACCACATCCAGGAGTACCAATATGTATATCATAAACACAGTTTGCAATTGTGTTCTTATCACATTGAATACGTTTCCAAGCGTATGCACCTGAACCAGCAGGAATACCACGTGAGCAGCAGCATGAAGATCCACCGCCTCCTCCAGCACCCCAGAGTTCAAAGATGACATCACAAACGCCATTAGGAATACACCATTGAGGATATCTGTAGTAGTTGTAACTTGTAGAAAATTCACTACAAGTAGATCCACAAGCACCTACAATATAATGTACGCAGTAACCTTGAGCAGGTAATCGTGCAAGTTTTGTAGTAGCGTCAGGAGCCGAAAGTCCTTCTAATGAATCTGACGTGACGAATCCTAATAGATCCCGTAAATTAGTGTTTGGCATTCTTAAGTTCCTCTATCCTCTTATTTAGTTAAAGTAGTACCAAGCGCAGTCTTCGTTCGAAGTATCTGACTTTAACCAGCAGGAGCAGTAAGTGATTCTAATTAGACCACCGCCTCCACGCCATCCGTAACAGCATCCACCGCCACAAGCAGTAGCAGAAGGTGAACCAACACCAGGAAGACCTGGACCACCGTTACAGTTAATATTGTACGCCCAAGGAGTTGTACCTGTGCAGTACATATATTCATGGATACATGCATTACCCTGATAGTTCTGAGTAATATATCCACCCAAGTTAGAAATCAAACCAGCAGGATAAGGTAGCATACCTTTAGACCAGCAGTTATTACCATCACAAGCATTATAAAAGAATCCAGGTTTACCCTTGATCATGCAATCACCACCGTAGGAACATGCACCATCACTATGGAGGTTCCATCCACCACATCCACCCCAAGAAACTTTATCTTGGCATCTATATGTTGAGTTCCAGAATGCCCAGCAGCATGTCTTACCAGGAAGTCCACCATCAGCACAGAGGTTACTTAAGTTGCAACCACCGACCCATGTCTTACATCCTCTGATACCACAGCAGCATCTAGAGCAACAAGTTGTTGATGCAACGCAAAGTTGATAACACCAACCACCTTGTATTTGAGGATACTCTAGAGTCTTACGTACATATCCACCAGCACCACCAGGCATGCCTTGCATACAGCAGCAAGCACCACCGCCTGAACCGCCACCACCCCACAACTCGAAGGTTGCTTGAGTAGTTCCACAAGGTACGCACCAATACTGAATACAGTAGTTTCTGTAACTACTGTCACAGTTTCCTTGGTTACAATAAGGGTGGAATAAGAACACCCTACCTTCATGGTTTCTTTCTAGTGCCGTATTTTCTGCAATCGTTTCATCGATTGTTGAGGCAAATTCTCTGCCTAATAGTTCTCGTAAATTCATTGTACTCTTATATCTCCTATTAGGTCTTGCAGAATAATGTTACTCTCACGAGACCGTGAGCACCCTCAGAGGAGCAGCAGCAACCGCCACCAAACACCTGAGCAGATGTACCACCAGAACCAGGAACACCGTTTCTCCAACAGTCTCCAGATAGTCCACCATTGTTACCACTCATCCATAATGTCTGTCTCCTACCACAAGATGCCATATCAGGTTTTCTTGCAGCATTAACAACACCATAACGAGCACCAAACATAGGAGGGTTAGGATGATAATCCTTCTTCATGCACCAGTTACCGCAACCAGGGTTGCAATCATAGTGAATGTATGGTGAAAGACCGTTCCAGTACCACTTACCAGCTTTCTCACAGCAATCCATTGCATCGCTGCTCTTAAGGTCATAATGCTCATACTGTCCTCTACAGCAAGCAGGACCACATTGGTGTATCCTTGTCCTACAAGCGAAGTATGAATCAACCCAGTGACAGCAGTTCCAACCGTGACAACCACCACACGCACAGAAGTCACTCAATCCAGGACCACTAATATATGACTTACATCCGTCATAACCACCTCTAGATGGGTGACGACATGTACCACCTGCTACACAGATGTCATAACAGCATCCATCTAATTGAGAAACACCTTGAATGGCAGCACAAACAGTACATGATTGATACTGTCCAGAGAATCCATTCCAAGCGATTGAACAGCAGCATGTACCTGAGCCACCTCCTCCACCGCCCCAGAGTTCGAACTTAACCTTACAAATGCAGCAAGCAGGAACGCACCATCTTATACGCTGCCAGTCATAGTTGTAAGAACTACCGAACTCCCAACAGTGGTTGCCTCTGTAATATAATTGATGTTGCCCACCACCCATGTAAGTCTGAATAGGGACTACATTGGTATCAGGTACATCTAATAAATCTCGTAAACTTGACATTTCGGCTACCCGTTATTTTTGTTAGTTGGACAGTATGGACCATCCGTAAGCAGAGCCTGTATAGATCAGTTCAAGTGAAGCATTCTTAATGTCGAAATCTAAGTTTTCTGCTAAGTTAGCAATTTTGTGACCGTTGCGATCAACTGTTACTTTATTAGTGTCACAATTTCCAGCAGCATCAATTAAATTGATACGGTCACCAACCTTACCATTTGCAGGTAAAGTAATGGTAAAAGCTGATCCTGTTGTGTCAAGTAATAATATTTGCCCAGATAAAACTGAATGAGCAGATGTAACTGCTACGGTTTCTCTAGTTTCAGATACTGGTGTTAGGTTGCGTCCCATTTTTCTAATATCTCCGTGTGTTTCTATTTATTAATTAGGCTGTTGTTTCTTCAACGCCGTAAGCAGAGATACTTACGCCAGTTGTATCTGAGAAGGCAACAAGTTTCTTGCCAGTTTGCATGGCGAATCCAGTTCTTTCAAGAACTCCATTTCCTCCAATCTCAGCATTGTACTCAACATATTCAGCAGCAGTTGGTGTATCAGCAGCCGCAATAGCGACTCGTACATCAACAGCAGTTGCATTAGTGTTGACAATGTTGAAGTTACAATATGCTACTGTATTTGCAGGTACAGTATATATTGTTGTTAATGTGTTTGCGGCTAGGGATGCTTGAGTCCCCAAAATTCCAGAAGCCATTTATCTATTCTCCGTGTAGCAGATGTAGTGGTTATATGATATTTATAAAGTGGGGGATCAAACTGACCCTGCCCAGAAGACGTATCCTTTAGTAGTACGTGTTGTATCGACGTATGTCTTAACAGCACGTTGAGTAGGAACTTTTTGGTTTGAGTTAGCAGAAAGAGTAACATCAGAAGAGAATTCTGTGATACTTTCACCCAACTGAGCACCAATAGAACCCAATCTCAAGGATGACAGACCAGATAGGTCGAAGGATGATGCGTTCAATGTAGTTGAACCAGTTGCCTGATTGACCTTGAAGTAACGTCCAACAGTGAAGTTACCGTCTTGGTCTGTTGATACAAAGAATACACGTCCTGGGAAGTCCTCAGTAACTTCATTACCTGGTGCTGGATCCACTAGTGGATCTCCAGGCCAGTTAGTTTGTATTTTGTTTCCTGTACCTAAGTCTAGGAAGTCATGACCAGTTAGACGAACCTGACTATAACCATATCTGATCTTGTAGTCTTGTCCATCGAATGTTCTTGTAGGTTTCTCAGCAGCGAGAACAACTAATGCAGTACCAGTTGTATCTGTCTGTGATTGTGTCACCTGCATGAACTCATTATCAATCTTGATGTAGTCGTTGATATTGAAACCAGATGCATCAGTGATACGAACGTCTGTCTGAGAGCTTGTGATGTCTCTCAAAGTATCTGTCTGATCGACAACTTTAATTTCAATAGCACGAACTGACTCACCATTGTTATGAGCAGTAGCATTAGTTCCTTCAACTCCACGAGTAACATCCATAGATGTTGCTGTTGGGAAAGAAGTAATACCCATCATCTCATCACCAATGATTAAGTATGCTCCAATTGAGAATCCACTAATTGTATTAACGTAGATAGTAGAATCTGAAGCACTGTTAACAGCAGAACTCAAGTTAGTTGCACCACCGTACTGATATCTAGTGATTAACTCTAGACCTAAGTGACTAGCAGCAGCACTACCTAACAGTCCTCTAGTAACAGTCAAGTTACCTCTTCCAGCAGGAGCAGTATAGGAAGAGTTAGCAATAACGAATGTGAATGGTTCTTCACCAAGTCCACCAGCACCTGTAACGAATTCCATCGAACCGCCTGGAACAGGAGCAGCTGTTCTACCAGTTATTGCAAGTACGAATCCATTCTGACCACCAACAGCATCAGCGTTGTTAACTAGGTTACCTTGTACCCCAGAAGTTTGACCATCAATAACTTCGTTCTGTACAAATGTTCCTTTGAAAGGTCTGTAAAGAATCTTAGAAACACCAGCCTGTACAGAGATAATTTCTCCAACAGCACCAGATGTTAATCCGATAACTCTTTCACCTGTCAACCAGATTGAATCTGTTGCACCAGGAACGATTGTTGCTTCATCATATTCAAGTGACAATCCATCGATTTTACCATCGAGAGTTGTCTCTGTAGTGTCATAACCAGAAGAAACAATACCGTATGTACCCCAAGAAGAGTTACCTGCAAGAGATCTGATTCTACCACCACGTGTAGAAGCATAAGAAACATGACAGTAGTAAGTGAAGCAAGATACAATCTCAGCACCTGCCTTATTTGTACACCAGAAACCAACTCCACCATCTTCGTGGATTTGTGTCCAAGAGTCAAACACCATTGTTTTGTTTGATCTGTTATCAAAGATAACGGCGTTAGCAGAAGCACTTACAAATGTGTGTGCGTACTGGTCAGCAGGAGCAGCAACACCAACATTAATTGTAATGGTTGTATTACTTGTAGCAATGATTGGAATTTCCTTACCGAATACAGGGTCAGTTGTACGAGGATAAGCATGGTTAGATGCACCACCGTTCTTAGTACAATTGAATGTAATGGAAGCTTGTGCTAACTGAATACTAGATCCAGTAGTAAGTCCATGACCTGAACCAAGAGTAAGTTCTAAATCACCAGTTGAAGGGTTGTATGTAGCACCAGTTGGTGTAAACTGTGCGGTATTATCCCACTTAGCGTGAACGTCACCATCAATAATAGCACCAACACCTGTTGCACCGAAGCAAGAACAGTTAGAGACATAAGGTGATCTCTTAATTGGTGAGTTAGGATCTAGACGTACATAAACACCACCAATTGTAGCAGTGTTAAGATCTTTAGGATCAGACAGAGAAGGAACGAATCCAACCATTCCATCCATAACCATGTCCTTAAGCATGGTGGTGCTTCCTAGCATCCACATGGTTAAGTTTTCGTTCATGATAGGTGTTACACTACTGATAGCGATATCTGTAGCACCTGCTTCAAATGTGTCTGTAGTTGTCCAAAGGTTTTGGTTAGCATCTCTAGTGATACTTCCTAATCCAGAAGTTAAACCAGTTGTTGCAACTCCAACCAATGTTGTAATAGCAGCATCCTGTACAACACAAGTTACGTTAGCACTAATGGTGTTAATATCAGTAATACTATTATTGATAACCTGTGTTAATCCGTGAGTACCAGTAACAGTAATAGTATCGTTATTGATAACGTCTTTTGCAAGAGGAGTAAAGTATCCTAAGATAGCAACAACTTCTGCTTCGTTACCGTTCCAATAGTTATTAGTAATCCAATCATTAAGTGTGTCATAAACACGGTCATTACCACCATAACCTAAGTTAGCAGTGATATCCTGAATAAGAGTAGCAAGTTTGCCTTCAAATACAGAAGCATCTCCACCAGGAGGGTTAGTAATAGTAACACCACCAGCAGCTGCCTTAGCAAGAGTTTCCTTAACCAAGAACTGTGTGTTAGATGTTAATAGATTATATGCGTCAGCAGTTTTGTTATTTTCAAATCCATCGGTCTGAACATAAATGTCAGAACCACCTTCTCTAACGTCAATAATTTCACCAGACTTACTTCCATCACCAGATGTGATAGTAGAACCTAGAACTCTATATGAAGCATCAGGTACTTGAGCAAGAGTAAGTTTAACAACACTTGAAGGTTCACCAGTTCTAGGTTGAATCCTAGAAGTTCTTAGGTTATCACCAACAATACCTACTTGCTCAGGAATCCTCATTGGAAGGATTTCATTATATGTTCCTGCCTTAACGTAGATTGTTGCAGGACCAGTTACGTTATCTACAGCGTGACGAACTGTTCTCCATGCTGCTGTAATACTATTACCAGCATTGAGGTCAGAACCTTCTGGAGTAACGTAATAAACTCTATGTGTAACGTGACTTTCTTTCCAAGCAGGGTATCCTTCTGAACTAACAGTTAGAACTTTGTTCTCAGTTCCAATCGGTAATCTAGCAGGACCAGCACCACCTTGATAAAGTACGTCACCAGATGTTGTCAGAACGTTTGCAGATGCTCCTTCTGCTAATGAATTCCAGTATGTACCATTAGTATCTGTTTCTGGAGCTTGTGCAGTGTTTTCTGCAACACAAATGTGTGAGTTACTATTCCTAGTAACAGCATCACCTGGAAAATAAGTAGTACCTACATCCCAAGTACCTCTCCAAGTGAATCCTCCAACAATGAAGTCCCAATCGGATGGATTACTTGCTGGAGAACTATTAATATTAGTTGTTTTAGCAACGTATGAGTTACCACCTAAGAGTACAACGTCGCCTGGTTTATATGTTGTAGTAGAATTCCAGTTACCAACAACCTTGAAACCTGTGGTTAAGATATCCCACTGAACACCGATACCGTTATTTGGCTGAATAGCGGTACTAGTTTGAAGAGCGATGTATGAATAACCACCGTATGTTACGATATCTCCTTTCTGATACTCTGTGGCAGAATCCCAAGTATCCTCAAATTTTAATCCATCTAAGTAGGCAGAAAACTTAGCAGGATCGAAAGTTGCCGTTGATGTGTGAGGGGTAGTAGTTCTATAAAGAATGTTACCGTATTTTACGATATCATTATTCTTATAGAATGTAGTAGCAGCCCAATCACCAGCATTGTAAATCCCTTCAGTATGAAGTGACCAACTTCCAGCGTCAGTTCCGTACCATTGTGCTGCCGTCGAAACCGATGTGTGGTTTGCGGTAGCAACATAAGTGTTAGCACCAAATTTAACAATGTCATCGATGACGTAAGCGGTTGCAGCCGCCCAATCGCCTCTCCAGTTAAATTTTAGTCTTCCAAGTCTAAAATCTGCCATTTGTTTTTCCTTTACTTAGGTCCCTCGGTTGTATAATCGTAAGTTTCATTAAAACGAACAGTGAAATATCCGTTATCATCTATGAAGTAGGTTACTTTTCTACTGTCAAATCTGTATTGTTGATATTGATCTTGTGGATGATTCGTATATGACTTAGATTCTGTAGTTTCTTCTACGTAATCTGTCATTCCAGTTGCAATATCTAGGTATGGAGTGCCATCTTTACGATGGAAAGTCACTACATCATCATCTATACTTCTGATTTTGGTATAGTTAAGCATACCATCATCATCTCTGGATAGGGCGTGGATAGTAAAATCGTTGCCAAGGTCGTAGTTATTACTAGCAAAACCTGTTCCTCCGCCACCGCCTGAGCTAGTGCCGCCACCTCTAAAACTATCGCTAATGTACATTGTCATGTGACAATAACCCTCCAGTAAACTCCTTCCCAAATAAGTTGAACACCTGCGCCTTTAACATCAAATACCAATGGCGATGAAATAACGCCGTATGTATTTTGAAATTGTCGTCCGATAGGGTCCGTCAGAGTAACATTATTTATATCCCAACTAAACTTTACATCAATAAACTCAATTACGTCCCCAGACTTAGGAACTAATTGGTTATTGTAAAGAGGAAGTGTTAACGATAAAGGACCGCTAGAGCTGTCCACCAAATAACGAAGGCTTGTTCCAAGAGTTTGATTTGAATTAATATATTCCCATCGTGCTCTAAAAACGTCAAATCCACCAGTGGTGGTTCCGTCATGAATGACGGCCATATTTTTGTCAGTATCAATCGTCAGTTCACCTTGCGCTCCAGTGAAAAGAGCATGTTCAGCTGTAGTACCTCTTCGGAATTGAACCTGAGTTGTCATCAGTGATTATTCGATACCAAGTATATTTATGAGATATTTATATTAGATGATCCATCCATAAGATCTTGGTGGTGCAACTTGTATGCGTCTTGTCTCAGCATCACCAACATGTAGAATAACTCCACCTTCAGATACAAATCTCTGATAAGGTGCAATAACTGTGGTTGTAATATCAATCTCAATTGGGCAGTGTCCATCGTAACTGAAGACACGGAGGACTTCTGCACTTGCCAGTGAAGGTATACGACCTGAACCAGTAAATGTCTTGACGATAATAGGAACATTGTCCTCTTCGAAGACATCGATTCTTCCTGAACCTTCTGCAACTGTTGTAATACTGGAAGCAGATTCTCCAGAGAATTGTGCGGAACCTTCTCCAATATATCCCTTCCTTGTGAAGGATTCTGCACCTGATCCTCTGACCTCGACCGTAACATCTGTAACAATGTTTCTGGCAACAGCCTGTCTTGCGACACCCAAGAAGTCGAAGATCGCAACATTCTCGACTGTAATTGTTCTGGATTCGGATGCATTGTTCCATGTAAAGAACGATCCAGTTCCAACCGTAACTCTTGTTCTTGGAGTATCGGCAACACCAAATACATGTACAACTCCATAGAGTTCTGGAGAGAATGTAATTGTCTCTGCTGCACCAGAGAATCCCCAAAGACGACCAATCCCACTGTATGCTTCTGTATGTTTCTCGTCTGCAATACCAGAAAGACCAAGATCAATCTGAGAATTCCAGTGGAATGTACGACGCTCAATACTGCTAACGAAGTTGAATAGATTTCCGAATCCAACTTCTGCGTATGTTGTTGCTTCCTCTGCACGACCCCTGAATGTAAAGAGTCCTGCTGCTTCTGGAGCGACTCCAACACTTTCCGAAGCACCAGAGAATGCAAAGAGTGTACCAAATAGAACTTCTCTTGTAGTAACTCTCTCGGTCTTTGTACCGCCAAAGGAGAATAGTGCAGTAGTCTCGTCTGGGTTGACAGTGAAACTCTCTGAAGCACCACTGATGTTGAAGATACGTCCCTCTCCAACAAAGTCTCTCGTACGAGATACGGATGTATCGACATCGACGTAGATAGTACCAGAACCAATATTGTTTGGTGTGAATCTCTCGAATGCCTCTCCAGTAATATCGAGTGGTACTGGTACTTCGTCTGGACTCCATACAACATTTTCTGTTGTCCTTGTGCCACCAATAGAGAATAGTAACTGTCTCTCTTCTGGATTGAAGGTAACACTTTCGGATGCACCACTGATATTGAAGATGCGTCCTTCTCCAATAAAGATTTTGGTACGAGAGAATGTGGACGTAACATCGATTGTTGCAGTACCAGAACCAATCCAGTTTGGAATGTACTTGATACTTGCTGCACCAGACAGTTTGGATTCGATTGTGAATCTTTCGCTGAAGGTTTGTTTGAATGAACCAAACCCTTTGAACACCATGTCTGCCTGGAATTCTGGCAAGACAAATGTGACACTCTCTGCTGCACCACTGATAGCAAATATACGACCTTCGCCAATCCATACATGGGATCTGGAAGATGTAGAAGCACCATCGATATCGATTTCGATTCTTGGTTGCTCTGCAAATGTGAGAATTGGTTCTGAAACTTCTCCACCGAAGAGAATTTCTGCTTGACCAATCTCTCTGTATGCAGCACGGATAGCTGCTTTCTCTGGACGGAATGAGATATCTGCTTGGAATGCAGGTATCTTGATCGTAATAGCTTCGTCTGCTGCTCCAATAGAGAACAGTCCACCAACACCAAAGTGGATATCGACGTTGACAACATCTGCAATACCACTGAGATATATGTCTCCAAGTGGTTGTTCTGCGAATGTAAGTAGTGGATCTGCAATCTCTCCAAAGACTGTGAATACACCAGATCCAATATTGCCACCAAAGGTGAAGCTCTGAGATACAGCACCCTTGAGAACTGCGTCTGCTGTAAACTCTGGAAGTTTGAGAGTAAAGGATTCTGCTGCACCACCAACAGAGAACACCTGACCATCGCCATGATAGGCATGTGTCCTGAGAATATCTGCTTGACCGTATACTTCTGTACGACCAAATGGTTGCTCTGCGAATGTAAGTATTGCAGGACTTGCTGTTCCACGTACTTCTGTGTGAACCAGACCAGCAATAGCGATTGCACGACTTTCGTCGAGACGACCTGTAAAGTCGAATAGTGCTCCAAGTTCGAGTGGGTTGAATGTAACCGCCTCGACTGCACCACTGAAGTTGAAGATTCGACCTTCGCCAGTCCAATGCTTCGTAATAAGTGGTACGACAGAAACGTTGAATATCTCTGTATGAGATTGACCAACCCAGTCTTCTGTATGTTTCTCCAGTGCAGTACCAGAGAGATCGATATCGACTGTAAACTGTTCTGCAACAGTAAACCTCTGACTTGCAAGTCCACCAAATGTGAGGTCTGCTTGGAATGCAGGAATGTCGATTGTAATCGCTTCTGCACTCTGACCAATAGTAAAGAGATTTCCGAATCCATGGAAGTGGAGACTGAAGTTCTCTCCTGCGTTTCCAGAAACGTCGATAGTAACGAATCTGTAGTTGTCTGATACAACTGCCTCTTGGCAAGTACCAGATAGTTCCATATGAGCAGAACCTTCTTCTGCTGTGATGAACTTGACGCTTGTGTAACCACCAGCAAACTGGAATAATGGTGGTGTTGTTGGAGGAATAACAACAGTACATTCTGCTGCACCACTCCAAGTCCAAAGTACTGGATCGTTGGTAACCCACTGAGGAGGTACACGAACTTCTGAGAAGGAACGAATCTTGATCGCATGTTCCCAAGGAATCGCATCCGATACAAAGATCTTGGTCTGAGAATCGTGTGTGAGAGAAGTAAAGCTGACAAGTTTTCCAAATGGGTATTCGGAAACCTTTGTACGAATAGAACTGATTGTGGATGTGAATCCATAATCTTCTCTTATCGATGTGCCAGGATCTGTAATCGATCCACAATCGTGGATTGTTGTTGCTCCACCTGAGAGCCAAGGATCGATACCATATGTCTGACCAAGAGGTATTGTTGCAACAACACCATTGAGACCAATTCTGATGATAGAAGTTGGTGACGAGCCAGAGATATTCTGACTTGGTGTGATTGTGGTAATAGTACCAACACCAGGCAGACTTGCATAATCTCTGTACTCGTATAGATTCTCGGAAGAATCGTTGTAAGAGTAAGTTCTGGACTTCTCTGTACTGATGATAGTAGGTAGTACACCAGTACCTTCATAAGCAAAGGATCTAAGTACAGGTTCTGCTGTTCCATGAGATGCCCATAGAGTACCAAAGGCATTCCAATTAGGTGCGAATCTAACGTCAGCAACACCTCTAATTGGGAATAGAGCCTGTTTCTCATCTGGGTTGAAGGATACAGATTCAACTGCACCACCAATCTTGTAGATCTGACCTTCACCAACGTAGTCAAATACACGTGAAGCTTCAGCGTATACAATACTGAAGGCACGACCTTCACCGATGTATGGTCTAGTAACACTGTAAGTTGCAGAACCAGATGCCTTAAGTACAATGAATCCATTCCATTGTGGGTTAATACGTACCCATGTGGAAGAACGAATCTTGACTGCTGCATCGAATGTCTTCTCTGCAATAAACCTGACACTGCGTGAGGTATGTGTATGACTGGTATACTGGAATCCACCAAAAGGATACTGCCATACTGTCTGAGAAATATATCCCCAATCAATATTTCCAGAGTAACCTTCAGCAATGGTTCCATAATCAAAGCTGTTGGTTGGTGTGAAGTTGGAAGTAAGAGATACAGTGTATTCTGGATCTACTACCGCAACAACACCAACGTTGATTCTGACAACGGATCCTGTAGATGTACCTGAGAGGATCGTATTTGTAGTAATCTCCTCGACAGTAGCAGTTCCTGGTAACGGACCGAAGTCTGTATAACCAAATGGAACGATAGAACTATCGTTGTAATCCCAAGTAACTCTCTCAGCATATGCATCTCCAGTGAAGACTGGGATAACACCAAATGGTTGCTCACCAAATGTTCTCTTAACGTCAGAGACTGCACCTGTGACAGGTATAGTACCAAAACCTCTCCAGTTAGGTACAAAGTTAACCTTGACGTTAGATTGTAGTGGAGCAAGAGCACCAGTACCAATGTAATCTGTGGCAACTCTCTCTTCACCACCACCAATTTTGTATAGGTTACCAGAACCTTCATAGGTAAAGGTGAATGCCTCGTCTGCCCTAGAGAAGTTGAACAGTACACCTGATCCAATTTCATTAGCAGTGATTCTCTCTGCGAGAACACCACGAACCATACTCCTGACGAATCCATTCCATCTAGGTTTGGTTCTTCCTCTACCTTTACCAAATACCTTAATGTCACCAGAACCAATCCAGTTAGGTACGTAGTTCTGTTTAGCAGTACCCTTAAGTTGACCGAGACCGAATGGATATAAAGTACCAGTGATACTAAGAAGACCCCAATCAATATTGGTTGTCTTACCAATAGTTATTGGAGCGTGTTCAATCGCATTAACAAATGTACCAGCATGAGGTTGAACCTTAAATCCACCAGGATCAACTGTTGCTGTAATTGCAGGATTAACTTGTACTACAGAACCTGTACTTATACCTGCAAGTACTTGGTTTGTAGAAATGACTTGATAGGACTGTATCGGAATCGTTCCGTAGTCCTCATAGTCGAATGGAACAACAGAGGAGTTATTATATGAGTATGCTCTTCTGTTATCTTCGCTGTTAATATTAGGTAGAGTACCAGTACCCTCAAATCCAAATGTGCGCTTAACTTGCTGGACTTCTCCAGAAATCTGGGCTGTACCTGATCCCACCCAGTTAGGTCTGAAGGAAACCCCTGCGCTACTCTTGAATCTGAATAATCCCTTGGACTCAATAGAAATACTTCTAGTAACTGCACCAGAACCAATCTGATACAGATGTCCTTCACCAGATTCTTTCTTGGAGAAAGCTTCCGTTGTGAGGGACTGGATCCCAAACAGTCCAAAGACTTCGATGTCTGGAACCCAGTGTGTAACCGCACTTCCAGATACTCGTACTGTACCTTGAACGATCCAAGGAGCAGACAGACGGTAGTAGCTACCGACCATCTCAAAGACAGTACCTGTACCAACCCATGCATGTAGAACTGTCCAAGTTGTAGCAGTCTTAGGTCTAACGAAACCGTAAGGTCGGACAGTATCTGTGTAAATTATTCTACCCCAATCATCAACCGTAACAGCTTCTACGTCGTTGATAGATCCACCGTCTATGACGGTTGTGGGTGTTAATGCTAATGAATTTAAACCATAGTCGAGTTGTATAAACTCATCAACACATGAAGGATTCCATGAATATGAAAGTCTCTCACCACTAAAAATACGCAGCGCAAAACTAGACCCATAAGGTCCATCTATACCAGTTGTATAGACATGCGTTGCCATAGATTCAGATTCCCTCCACTAAAACAAAAAAGGGGATCCAATAATGAATCCCCTCACACATAATAATGAATTCAATTTGAACCAATCAGTCGAGGCTGACGTTCAAGGTTACTTTAATTTGGTCACCTGCGTTTTGAATAGCGTAAGGACCATTTGTGAATCTCTCAGCGAAGAATATCGCATCGTAGAGCGTCACAGAACCTGTACCATCAAGTGCTTTAGTAGTTGTGAAGGTATTTGCATCAGGTGTCTCAAATACAATGTAAGTACCAGCAGTAGTTGTGGTATTACCTGTTCCCTGATCGATATAAACTGCATCGCCAGGAACCAATCCATGACCTGTAGCAGTTACTTTACTAAAGTCGAACTTAACAACATCATTACCGTTTGAGGTCTGAATGTTTTCAATAAGAACGTTATTGAGGAAAACAGTAACTGTTCCATCTGTGTCATCAGTCTCATAGTCAATACCAGTAATGACTGTATTGGCATCAATACCGTTAGGTGTAGTTGTCTGAGAAACTCTCATTCCTAGAGCAAGGTCTTCTGCGACGTTTGCTTGGAATACTAGGTCTCCACTAACAGCACCACCGTTTGCCTTACTTAGATAAACTGTAGTACCAACAATTCCAGTAACACGTGCTCCCTGAGCAACGTTAGTTCCTGTAACACGCTGATCAACAGCAACACCAGTTGTAGATGTAACAACAACCTCGAACTCGCCAGCAGTACCAGTAGCAGCAGTGGTAGCAGCAACAGCAGCAAGAGTAATATAGTTGTTACCGATAGTTCCCCTTACACCAGACTTAGAAATCTGTGTTCCTGTAGCAGCAGTACCAGCATCAGCCACACCATGAATGGTTGTAGGCATGTTGTTAGCACGTGAGAGGAAATAACCGTATACGTTACCAGCAGGACCATCAAAGGTGAATGTTTGCTCAGGATAAGAAGCAGTTGTTCTACCTCTACCAAAACTCAATGGTTGTGCAGTGAAGTTACCAGTGTTCTTAACACTCAAGTTAAGTGTAGTACCGTCAATGTCTACAACGTATGCACCAGTGCCGACAGAACCACCAGTAACATAGTCACCCTTTTTAATACCTGTGTTAGAAGCAACCGTAACTAGGTATGTACCAGATGTACCATCACCATTAGTTGTAGTGACCGCAGTAGGCTCAGTTTCGATGCCCCAACGGTTACCGTTTAAAAGGATACCATACTGCTGTGCATAATCCTGATCAGTCCTATTATTGATGATGCCAGGATAACCTGTAGTAGGTGCTCCACCATAACCGTTTGTATTGTTATCGGTATATGGTTCGAAATATCTTGTCTGTGAGGGAGTATCACTCTCAGCAGGATATGTATCTGTTGTAAACAGCTTCAGAATAAGGTTTCTGGGAATGTTTTGGGAATAATTCAGCAGATTCCTTAGAGAATCAATTTCGCCGTTGTCGGTTACTAAGAGTGCCATTGGTTAACCTTTCCTAATTACGTTGCTATGTATGATTATTTATAACCACGAGGTATTTATAGTTTTATCCTCAGCGCAACGCTAGCTTTACTGATGTTCAGCACATGGTTTACGTTGAATCTAAAGATGTCACCAGCATTAACTGTGGTGTTCCAAGTCGAAAGATTATCATCTTTCGATTTTATTTCTGTAGAGGTATTTAGTACACCTAACTTTGGTGTCTCCGTACCTGTTATTGAAGTGAAGTTCGGATAATCATCATACGCACACTTCAATATGTCTATCTCAATATTACCTGCGATGTCTGCTACTAGAATCCACGACTCAATAGTACCAGTAACATCTATTGCCATATCACCCTTTGGTCCAAGTGCCATTGGGAATGATCCTGCATCGATAACAAAGTTGAGAGTTCTGGTTAAATCTGCTGTAGTAACTAAAGCAACACCAGAGAATTTTTGTCCAGCAGTAGGTGGACTACTAAAAACAATTTGATCGTTTGAAACAATGTAGTCTGTATTTGGTTTCAGAACTACATCATTAATAGAAATCAATAATTGCTGTTCATCTATTGGTGTGTATGGAGATCCATCAACCGAAAGGCTGAATGTATCTTGTGTACCATCGAATCCACCAGATATATCATCAAGGATTAGGTTTGTATACTGTGTAGACTTGGTTGGAATTTGATAATTGACATCCAAGTTATAGGCAGGGTTCTCTCTTAGAGCAACACTATGTTGCTGAGATCCAACTCTGACGGTATACTCTGCCATTAGGAAGATACTCCAGGAGTTACTTCTACTAATCCTTCAATAACCCTTGTCTTATATCCAGTTGGAGCAGTCAAGAGAATATCATAAACATATCTTCTACGGTCTAAAGCACCTGTTTCTGTACTATTCATCGATATACCAATTTCACCTGATGTCCTGTTAACAAAAACAAGAGGTACAGCAACTGCGGTTGATGATGCATGACTAGTTTTAAAATTAGCCTCACCAGTATATCCTGTCATGTTTAGTGGCGTACCATCTTTATTTGTAATAAAGAAAGTCACGTCAAAGTTAGCATGACGGTCAACGACTATGTTTACAGGTATCGCTGCCATTAGACTTTAGAATTTCTTTTATTTAGTAGGTTTTTTAGGCGGTACTGGTTTTCCTCCATTAGCCGCAAGTTCATCTGGATCAGGAGACTCTAAAAGATCTAGTGTCTCTAGTCCACCAATAATTTTAATTCTGTATTCTTTCAATTCAGTCAGACTCTTTTCTGCACTAGTAATCTTAACCTCAGTCTCAGATAATTGTCTAGTGAATTCTGAACGTATTTTTGCAGCTTCCATAATAAACTCAATAATAATTATTTATCAGCGTTTCTTTCTCGTATCCATCCTGTACATATGTACTTAGTTTCAGATGTTGGTGAAACTCCTCTATGAATCCATGGCCATAATCCAGGAAATATTACCATTTTTCCCATCTCTGGTTGAATTTTTAACCCACAATTAAATTCAGTATATCCTGCTTCTGTTATATCATTTAGATACCATATGAATGTTAAACGTCTAGTTTCTAATTGATCATGATGCCATTTATAAAACCCACCTGGTTTTGTTTCTTGTATTTGATATCCAGTATCTTCTGGAGGAAAATTCAATACAAAATCTCCATATGGTTTAGGAAGCCACTTTACATAATAATCTAAATTGTTTCCTATTGATTTAAAGAATACATTATCTTCTTCTTCCCAGTTAGGATTCCCAGTAATAAGAAGATCAGTAGATTGTTTAATCTCAGTATCTACACCTCTACCAATCAATCCTTGATGCTTATTATCATCTTTCTTAAATTTTTCAATTACATGTTCACAAAAATCTTTATCTAACTGATTTTTTGAAACATATATCAAATCATCAATATGCATTTAAAATAATTTAAGTTTTCATAATATAGCATAAAGCATAGTATGGTGGCAAGTTCTCGTGTGCAGAACCACTTCCTTTAGTGCTTGTGGATGGACTTGCATTACCTGTGTTTCCACTACCATTACTGCTAGTACCTGGATTTTCATTACCTGTGCTTCCACTACCACCACCAGTAGTTCCACTTATACTAATCGTTGTGTCATGAGTATGGTCTTCACTGACTCCTAGAGTCTGGAAGAAGTGTGCATGAGCGTTAGTAGTTCCACTATTGACAGTACCCATATTAGTACCACCATTAGAGTCACCCAAGTATCTGGTTCCACCAGTGTTTATAGTACCTTGATGACTACCGTAGATACTGTGTGCGTGTGCTCCAGAATCAGATGTGTTTCCACTATGATAATGGTTATCACTTTGTACTCCACTAGTTCCAGTTCCTGATCCACTGAAAGAGTGGGTGTGACTACCAATACTATGAGAGTGATTATTTACAGTGTGACTATGAGTACCTATACTGTGTTGGTGAGAGTCAACTGTGTGAGAGTGTGACGGCATTTGTGCTTCCGTCAAAGTTACAGTAGTAGCACCACCAGTATCACCAACACTATAAGTGCTTCCAGCACCAACAATAAATCTATTTCTTAAGTCAGGAGTGCTATTGTTACCATCACATAGAACCCATCCAGAAGGAATGTTAGCCTGTGCTCCAGACCACATAATAATACCACCAGAAGGGAATGAATCACCACCTCCAGTAGGAGCATCAGTAAATTCTAAAGCAGTACCACCTGAATTAACTTTTAACCATTTATCAGCAGTAAGAGATGAAGGTGTATCTGATAAAGTAGTAAATTTATTATCAATCCAATCTAATTCAGTACCAGTAGAACTTAATATCTGTCCAGCAGTACCTAAGTTCCCATCTTTATCCTCTATACCACCAGTAACCTTTACACCATCTTGAGTAGTTTCAAATTTCTTTCCATACGAATAGTACAGATTTACAGGACCATCATCAGTTGCCTCTAAGAGTACATTAGCAGCATCTCCTGCTGTAATGAATTTAATAGTTGACGTGGCATCAAGATATAATTTAGCACCAGTACCCTGAGCACTAACCATTAAATAATCACCACTCTGTTCTATAGTATGAATATGTTGAGCATCACCAACAAACTGCATTTCAACACTAGATGATTCTAGTCTCAATGCACTCTGAGATGAGTCCCACCTCAATGCATTAGATACACTAGTACCTTCAAAAACAATATCACTGTTTGTGTTATCCCATGTGACTTTAGAAGTACCAGCAAAACTTCCGTTATCATTCCATTGGAGTTGTGTATCAGAACCACCAGGATCTGTAACAG